CAGCTGCTTCAAGTGCCTGTAGCTTTCTTTTGCTGAACTCTGTAGGCACTTGTGTGACTTGCAGCAGCTCGTTGTACTTGCAGCCACCTGGAGCCCAGTCATGTGGCGCTGTCGACTGCTGCAAACACTGATCGCGATATCTCTTGGCGTCCCGTAACTCATCTAGCAAAACCGCGGGCGGTAGGAGCGGTGCACTCCTCACCGGACCTGCGTAGTAAGTTGGGAATCGCCCTGCCTCACGCTCGCGTCCGTTTCTAATAAACGTCTCATACACCGCTCCACAGAGCTCCACGTGACTAAATCCTATAGTTTCAGGCCACGGTCGCTGCCAACGTCGACAATTCGTCTCAAAACTGTACCAGCACACATCCTTAAACAAGTCCTGTAACCTCTTGTACTCCAGATCCGCTGCAACAAACTCAGCATTAAAAACTTCACACATGCAGTCTCTCAACCTCTTATGACCTCGTAAGCCGTGGCAGAGATAGCACTCGTCAGGGCAGAGCATTCTCAAACGCAACGAGCGCCGTAGCTATCCCTACACTAGAATAAAACTCAGGAAGATGGCATGCGAGTGTCCGCTTGCACGGGCACTTCACCGCAAGGTACGTGGCATACGCCAACAGAGCCGAGACGACCTTTTGGGTCCGCATTCACAACCAAATCAGAAATGAATTGCTCGATCGACACGCCACCTAAGAACTCCTGACGCTGCATCGAGTTCATTTTTAAGATTGGCCCAATCAGCAAGTTGTAACGATAACGCAGCCACAAAGCATAACAGTCGTATTCACAGAAGTAGTGATCGACCGGCCCGTCGCGCACACGATACGACTCCTTGATTGCGTTTCGTGTGTGGCACCACTTACACAGAGATCGAGTCCTCCTCTTCATGTGCATGTGTCGAGGGATGAACATCAGAAGTGTCTAAGAAACTTCTGAATCTAAGGTGATGCAACTAGCAAAGGGTCGTCACAACACTATCTTTCGCGACAGCTTGATTCAGCGCACACTAGTTGTGAAGCGACTCGAAGCAGACGAGATCTACCTCAACGGCAGGTCAATCACAATAAATGATGTAGTGGAGCCGTCTACTCTAGTAGGCTGGAAGATCTTAAGCCAAAATGGGGTCATGAGCTGGACTAATGCAGTGATTGCTCAACGCGCTTACCTTGTGCCATACCCCAACATATCCACTCAAATTCGCACTAAATTAGGTGTGCTATCGATGTATTGCCCTAATGTCATTACTGATCGGTTTAGTTTAGAGAACCCGGATAACTCTAACGACGCCGTTAAGTCATTTACACGGGTTAAGTCCACACCCGCTATGATTCTGGGGGACAATGTCAATCAACCAATTACGTGTCAGGCGTACACGGCTTCAGGGAGCACTGCTGTGATCGCGGCTAGTGATTCAAGTGGGCATCACCTACTGTCGCCGTCCGGTGCCACTGTGCACGCTTACCTGCAAGCTAATCACAATCTCGCGACTCACTGGAGTTCGGCAACCTCAGACGTGCAACTTGGACACGCCAGTGGAGCGGCAAATAGCAGCGCCACTAGTGCTACGACATCCAGGACCGCTGTGGGTCATCAGTCCGCGCAAACGAATAATGCGGAAGGCACGACTGCAATTGGTGCATTAGCAGGCAACTCCAGTCAGGGTGCTCAGGCTGTCGCAATCGGCTATAATGCCGGTAATGCCAATCAGTCATTTGGTGCAATCGGGATTGGAGCTTTAGCAGGGCACACATCTCAAGGAACTGCTGGAATTGGGGTTGGGTATAATGCTGCAAGCAATAACCAGGGATATCATGGCGTTGCTATCGGTGTCAATTCGGGACAATATCAGCAGGGGGCGAATGCTGTGGCAATCGGGTCAGCCGCTGGACAGTGGCAGCAGCACGCAAACAGCATCTGTCTGAACTCTTCGGGTGGTGCTTACAACACAAGTGGCACTGGTTTTTTTGTCAAGGCAACCTCGAGTTTCGTCAACTCGCGTCAGGAGTCCACTGCTGGATATTGGACGAACGGACTGCCTGCAAACGTGCAGGTGCTTGGGATCGACACGACGACGGGGGAGATCGTGCGCATCGTACCTTAAGTTTTTCTATGCATCAATTAGATGGGCGTGACCGTTACGAATTACGAATGGCGCGGAATTACGATTCCAAGCTGCTACATTAACATTCGCGACATGCTCTGTACGAAGGGCCGGCATGCCTACGAATATCAGTACAACATGTACATCTACATCGGCAACGAGCGTAACTCGCCACTTCATGTGCAGAACGTCCGCTTCACGTCAACAAGTGTCGATGTAGCAAACATTTGGCATCTCTGCTATGCGAATATGAAAGCGACTCTGCCATCGACATTCGTGAATGATACAAACACAGCGAGCTTCCCAAGTGCACCTACGCCGCCACCATCACGGAGCGTACCGCAAACACAGTGAGACCCAGACCAAGCCAGCCAAAGGATTTGTAGATCTCTGCACCCATGACTCCGCCAACAGCACACATGGCCAGCTGCGAGTTAGGTTCGACTGAGCCGCTGCAATAGACGTCCGTGGCCGCACCCGCGAGTGCTTCATGTACATAAGCAGGCAAGGGGAAGGTCTGATTGAGTCCCGTAGCTGCAGTCATCGCTCCAGCGAGCGGTGCCATGTATCGATAGTCAGGACTGCCACATTCGGGTAGCGTCATCTGCATTTGTAACAGAAAATTTTCTACAAGTGAAGTGTATGGCAAGCCCAGAGATCTCCTTTATGACGCGACAAATGTCTGAGCGCATGCAAGGTCAACTAGGCCAGTACAACTTCAGTCTTCAAGCCCGCTATGGAGACCCCAGAGTGTACGCAATGCAGCAGGAACAGATGCGCCGCGACCAGGCTGCAGTCGAGCACTCGAAGGCGAAGGACACCTCGCAGCTACTACAGGATGCATACAAACGCCAGGCCGAACGCAACCGTGAGACGCACTACAAGCGGATCAATCAAAGCGTCCGTCCATCAGCACCCCCTGAATCGGAACCGAAGAAGCGTGGGCGCCCTCGAAAGACTCCACTGCCGAGTGCTGCTGCTGGACCAAGCGATTAACGTGTAGCTTCTCCTTATGGTCGAGGTCCTCCGCGTAGTCACCAAATCTTGCAAAGTCCGTGTTGCGCCAGGATTTGCGCACCTCCTCAGATGTGACCCCATCTGTTGCTGGCTCTGCAGCCCCTTGGTACTCCGACTCCGCCTGGATCAGACGGGACTTGGTTTGGAAGTTCTTATTCATGAGGAACCCAGCGGATAGAGCTAGTCCTAGAACCCACGCAGACATGTACCAAGTCGTTAGATTAAGTTAAGGCTGTGTAAACCTGTAGATGGTCGTCGTGAAATTTTCAAAAGTACCAAACTGAAAGAAAGCACGCCCAAACATAGTCTCCCCGTCACGACGGAAGCCGCGCCACAACTCGCTGAGTGCGTCCCAGTTCTGCTCAAGCCACGCGAAGTAACCGCGAGCTTCCGGCTCAAATGCATCCTCTACAGGCTCGTCACTCATCGGTTCATCGTCTGCATGCGGCTCAAAGTAGCTGTCCGCTTTCGTATTGCAGCTGGAAGAAGGCATACAACGTGTTTGTAGCCTGATTGGAATATGTGTCCAAGTAGTAGAGCACGAGAAGCAGCGAATCCGCGAGGTCGTCCTGCTTACTGCGCTGACTGAAGCACTCGCGCGCCGCAGGGTAGAAGGCGTCCGCATTGTTCTTAACGAAGTTAGACACCCACTCCACAGCTTTGGCTTTGTTCTGTTTGTAGTTCTTCGTGCTCAAGTCGTAGTGGGCCTTCACACTTCGGGCAGAGATAATTAGGCACTTGTCGTAAAACAAGGTCTGCAGCACCGCTTCGACGATGCGCATGTTACACCTAATTTGCCGCTCAATCAGCACCTTTTGAGCACTATCAAAGTAGTGCTCGTAGCGCTTCACGAAATCTCTTACATAATCCACGTTGTTCATCGGCACGTAGCGGCCGTTGGGAACGAGACTTACACAGTCCCAAAACACTATCTTGCTTTGGCAAAAGTCGAACACAGTTAGACCCACGTTTTTTATACCCACATCAATCGCTACGATGAGGTGTGCCATACGATTTACACATTAGAATTACGCAGACCACGTCGAGAGAGTTCAACTGCTAGCTCATCCTCAGTGACCGTCGTAAGATCTAAAACATCACGCTGACACTCAAACCCACAGCACTTGATGGTCGTGCATCTACTCTTCAGGAAGTACACTAAGACACCTGAGAGACAGGTGATGAACATGCCAACTATCGTCAGCACCCACGCCCCATTTCTCTCTATAAAGTCCGGCTCATATGAACTCATTGCACTTGCATGCGAAAATTAAGCAAAGCTCGTAATCGCACGGCCGTCCTTGATCGCGAGCCAGTTGTAGTGCACGCCCCACACCTCGCAGCGATACTCGACACCGTTCGTATCCGCCACACTCGAGTACACCTGTCCCTCGATGCGCAGCTTAGCGTGTGAGACCTTGCTGAAGTTCACCGCTCCACTTGGGTTGGCACCCTCGGGGTTCAGCGCAAAGGGGTAGACATAGATCTCCTTGCGGTCGAACATCTCGCCGAGCGCCTTGAAGTCGTCCTGCGTGAAGTCTGTGACAGATCCTGATGTGTCCTGGTGATTGTCCTGAATATTCATGAACGTTGTGGACGTGTTGCTGTGGATCATGGGCATCAGGCGGTCGATCAAGTAGTCACGAGAGAGACCCTTCGAGAGCGCAGAGTGCCGCTCCTGCCCGTTCAGCGTCAGCTTAAAGTTGTCCACCTTCAGGTAGTGCTCGACTTCTACCGAGGTGCTGGACTCTTTAGTCATATTCCTCTGTGAATCGATGTTAGGGTCCTTCCCGCCACCATGAAAGGCAAAGTAGTTCTTCGTCCTTGCTTTCTTGTCATAGTCGCCTACAACTGCCGTTGCATCCACGGAATCGCTCATCTCGCTCGTCTTGCGAATGATGATCACAAGCTCCTGCACCGGATGTAGGAACGGCAGCTCCAGATCAAAGAGTGTAGTGCTTGCAGCATAAGCTCCTCCACTGCTGGATCCACCGCCCTTTAGAGACCTTGTGCTTTGATGAGGGTTGCCCCATAGCTTCAGCAGGCGCACATGCTCCTTGCTTGACAGCTGTGCTGCTTCGGGACCTGTGACGTGAATGAAGTGCGCTCGCAGGAAGCACTCTTTCATTTTCGTCGTCGGTACCTCAGCACTAGACAAATCCAAGGGTGCGGCCGTTGTGACGGCTCCACTACCGACTGTTTGATTCGTGACAATCTGAATGAGCTCCTTATAGCTGCGGAACTTGATAGAAATGCGGATGTCATTGCAGCCAGCAATCGCGGCGAGAGGGAAGTAAACGGATGGGTGCTTCGTAAAGAAGAGCCCAAGCGGGATGATGAGCTTCTTGCCGTCGTAGTGCACGCTCGTCTCAACGCCAGAAGCATCGATCCGATTCGCAATCAAGCGATTATTGCTGTTTGACAATGTGTCAGTGTCGTACACAGGGCTCCATGCACTGCCTGAACAATTTGCACGGACAAGCGGACGCCCAGTCTTGCCAATATGTTTTGCAAAGCGGTGCTCATCAGACCGCATGAGCTCATTAATTAGGTAGAGCTGATCACCGCTGATTCGCTCGACGTCATGTGAGCCGACAGCAAAGGTGATGTGCTCAATCATTGCGTACCCTACGGACTCAACCCATCCGACAAAAGCAGCCTTATCATTGTTGATTGCGGACCCAAGTCCTGTAGACTGCTCAAATTCGACCATGAGATCCAAGGGCCCAAGGAGGTCGGCGGCCTTTGGGATGATGAATTGCGCTGTGGATCCGAACGACGCAGCACTTTGCGGTTCAACGTCCTGCAGATCCAGCTGGAAGTTGGAGGTGCGCACGTAGCCCACGTTTGTGAAGTACGAGCGAGTGTTGTCATACAGGAGCGCATCTTGCGGACCTTGGTTCAGCTGCAGTTGGGGTGCCATATTAACTCTACTTCAGAAATAACTACATGACTGTGTGAGCGACCAAGCGCACTCCTGGGTGCTCGTGTGCCTCCGTGTAGTAGGTTTGCTTACTCAGCTTGTACGCTGCCGCTATCGTCGGTTCCGTCGGTCGGTCGTCCCTCATCAGCGTGTTCTGCGGCGAGTCCACTAGAATCTGGTACGTCGGCGCGCAGAACTTCTCCTGACACGTCATCGTCACGCCCCGTGCTGCACTCTTCGATGCGGGGTTCGTCATCATTCTCGCGGCCAGTGCGGCTGCTGTCAGCGCCGCTACGTTCACGAGCATCTGCCTCCAGCTTGGAATTTAATTCCTTAATGTGAGCCATCTGCCTCCGCATCACGTCCGCCGCGCGTGTCGTGTAGTCACCCAACTGCGAGCGCAAGAGCTCGTTCTCCTCCGCAAGTGCATGCACCTGCGCCTTCTCCTTCTCACGAAACTGACGCGCTCTCTCGAACGCCGCATTGTCTCGCGCAGGGAGCTTCTTATAGGTGCGGTTGAGGTCCTCGAGGTAGCGTTGCGGTCCCATCTGCAGGAAGCGGTCGCGGCTCTTGAAGAATGGGTGCTCCATTAATTACTGTCTGGAAAATTAAGACGCCATACGCTGTTTACCCTCCGCTCTCGGTATCATGGGTTTCTGACCGCGACCTTTATCAGCGGCACCAAGGACTCCTTGTGGTCCTGTTTGTGATCGAACTCTGAGATTTGCAGCTGGTCCTGTGCTAGATCCTGCTGGTACATTTGCTTTTGGCATCGTGGCTCCAGTGCGCAATGGCGGCAATCCTACTGTCTCAGGCTTTATCGGTAATGTCTCTACGGTGACTCGTCGTTCCGCTGCTAACTGGTCGCGTGACCTGTTTAAAGAGTCAATGGTTATGGGCGTTACAAAATTTGTGTCCGGGTTCCGATGGCTATAAAAAAAGCGCGCATCTACTGTTCTAGGAGGAGCGCGTGCTCCTGGAGCTGCCGGAGTAAAGGGTAAGGGTGCTCCAGATGCTTGCGAGCTGTAAGGCAACACTTTGCCTGGAGGAGTTGAAAGTAGCCCTGTCCTTCCGAACACTCTCTGGAATGTACTCACTTCGTTCTTTGCTGCGTCTAACTTTGCCATTGCTGCCTCTACCTTCTCCTGATGTGTCCTAACTTGTTCTTTACTTTCTTGCAGTTTTGCTTGCTCCTCTTCAGTTAACTCTACAATTTCCTCAGCTTCTGTAACAGTTTGCAACTGATTCTGAGCCGCTTCAAGCTGTTGCGCAAAATTAACACGTTGATTTGTTTGTAGATCAGGTGGCGGATCAGCTGGAGGTGGAGGTGTGTTCGGCGGTTGTGCTGATAAAGCTCGCAATTCATCCAATTCCTGTTGTTCCTGCTGCTCTTTTGGCAAAAGTCTGCTTTTACTGACCTCGCCACCTAAACTTAAGGCTCTCACTGTTTCTGAGCGCCTTCCTGCTGCCCGTCCAATCCGGGTTGCAATTATATCCAATTCTCTGCCTTTATGCTGCTGCGCTGCGTAGATCTCCTCAATAGGATTGTGCGGCCCAAAATCAGATCTTGTGCCGGGTCCGTATAATTCCTGATCGCACATATCGGCACTATCACTAAGCGGTCGTCCCTTGACCCAATGTTTAAAGTACATCCATGCACTCTCTAGATCTTGCGGGCCATGTTCAGCTAACAAGTTCATGTAAACGTCCGCCTTTGCGACTTCCATTGCATTACGTCGCAAGTAATCACGCACTCCCGGTAGATGTGTCAGTTGTGCGGCACCCCACCATGTATGCCGCCAATCATCTTTTACGGCAGCTATCACCTCGTCGCCTATCCTGTACGTTTGACGACGTACAGGTTTTCCAGGCTGGTTGACGTACTTTTCGCCACCAAAATCTCCAAGCTGATTAGCTTTATGTTTGCCCTGCAACCAGTCATTGAACTCGCGACGCAAACATTCCTCAGCCTCTGCTTTGTAGTTTTCAGAGACCTTGTCGAGGTACACCTGCTTTGCACTAGAATCCATATTCGTTGGGTCATAGACTGCATTTTTCTCTGTAGTAAGACGTTTTTTAAGATACTCAGCTTCATACGCTGGCCACGCTTCAGGTATGCGCGCTTCTTCTGGCGTGCCTCTTGTGCCTCCAAGTCGTACACTGACGTCATTGGAGTTCCAACCCCACGTCATTTACTCTACATTCAGAAGATAATTTCCAAACTGACTTGTACTAAGCCATGGCACACCTACAGCAGAGGACGGCTCCATGGTACGAGGCACGGCGCGGGAAGCTGACTTGCTCTAATCTCGGCGCGCTGCTTGGGCAAGTGTCATACGTTAGCCGTAAGCAGGCTTACGAGCGTTGCATGGGCATTACAAAGAAACGCAAGGTTGGCATCAACCCCCTGACAGGCGAGGTCACGGCTGAGGCAATGGAGCCTGCGAACCCTGCATGCACGTGGGGTGTCAATAACGAAGCCAACGGTATCGTCTCGTACATGTCCAAGACCGGCAACTATGTGCAATCAACGGGCCTGCACTCGCACCCACACTACAATTGGCTGGCTGGCTCACCAGACGGGTTTGTAGGCGAAGAGGGCTTGATTGAGGTGAAGTGTCCGTACTACTACAAGCGCAACGGCGCGTCACGCATCCATGAGAAGGTACCAGGGCACTACTGGATGCAAATCAACTGTCTGCTCGAGATCACGGGCCGGCAGTGGTGTGACTACGTCTGTTGGACTCCGGAGGGAATGGCCGTGTACCGTGTGCACCGCGACTCGGAGACGTTTGACTACTTGCTTTCTTTCTACTCGGCAATCTATGCATCGATTCAAGCTCTCTCACCCACTCCACCACCATTGAGCAAAGAAGAGCGTGCGACAATTGCAGCACGCATCGAGGCTGCGATGGACACAGGAGTTGACCTTCTGCACTGGAAAGCACACATACAAACTGCGCCACCGGCGTCTGAAGATTCTGACTCCACTGATGATGCAAACCAGATGGCGTCCAACAAGCGACAGCGTCTTTCCACCGTCGCGGGATCTGAAGAAGGAGAAGTGTGTGACACAGCAAATGCTGACTCGAGCAAAGCCATATGCAGCATCGATCGTTACTCGCCATTCAAAGCTGCTGCAGAAGCACTTCTCGCGCTTCGCGACACGCAAGTACCGCTGCAAGCCGCAACAGGTGAAGTTCGAGCCACAGAAGCAACGACAGTTACTGCGGAATGCTGAGCTCGCTGCTCTTGGTGATGATCTGCTCGGCCTCACAGACGGTGTGCACATCTGGATTAACTCCGAGATGCCAATGACCTGGGAGCATCTTATCTCCACGCTAGTTCACGAGTACCTACACAATTTTTGTCGTGTACGTGGGCAATACATGTCGTGCTGGAACGAGCACCAGTGTATGCGTGGCTTAGGCGAACCATAGATTCTAACGCGTGAGTGATGAGTCAGATGACGTTTGCACACTGCTTTCCTAAGGGCGACAGACCGGACATGGTACCGCGTTTCATAGGTAGTTTTACACCGGAGCATGCGAATCGACCGGTCTTGTGTGACACCGAACCAAGGCGGCGAAGAGACGTCCCGCAGAAATATGGTAGCGGCGTGCCAACTATGAACAGTTCACGAACCCGTATGGGAGTTGGCATAGGCCAATCTGAAACCGTTGAATTCACAACTGCCGAAGGTTCCGTGAAACTTCCGGTAGATTTCCAGAAGGTAGACTACATGCCGACCACAACTGCACTCGCTCACGTCACACGTGACCCCGACACACGCCGACAGAACCCACCTCTCAGATACTACAAATGAATCGCCGCAACTTCGTCACACTGCAGCTCGTGAACTCGGAAGAGTTGATTTTCAGTCTCGGTAGCGATAAGCACGGGAAGTCAACACTTGGCATGCACATAGGTACAAACTCTAGTGACGTTGCGTTCGTCTCACCCGCGTGCGTGACTCACTGGCCGCGCTGCACGGGCGATGGCAACTTTGGTACGATGTGGGGACCCACGGAGATAACCAAGGCGAAGTTCTCTCTGGACCTCACCGACGCGCCTATTTCGGAGGCAACGAACCCCGGCTTCTCGCTGATGGCTAAGCTCCTCACGGACATCGACGACAAGCTGCTCGACTTTGTCTTCCAAAACCAGCTCAAGATCCTAGGGCGGAAGAACCTCAGTCGTGACGAGATCAAGATGCTACAGATCCGCACAGTCCGCCCTAAGTATGACAAGAACAGCGGCGCTTTGATCGGTAACTCCGTGCAGCTCTCCACTCCAAAGTACACGTGGGACGGCATGGGTGGTCGCTTCGAACGCCGCGTCAACATCTGTGACCACACTGGAGCAGTCATTGCAAATGGCAGCGTGAGTCCCGGAGACGTCGTCGCAGCGACTGTGTACGCGGCGCAGATCTACACAGGTGTTGGTGGCGACAAGTTTGGCATACAGTGGAGCTTTGACGACGTGTCAGTCATCTGTCAGCGCTCGAAGCTCGACCACAAGGAGAACGTGCCTATCTTCGGAAGCCAGACCTACACCTTTGCACAGGCATACGTCGAGCAGCCTCCATCTTCTGACTCTCCATAGATGAACAACGAGAATGCTGACCCACAGAAGAGTGGCAAGGTCTTCGGTAAGCATGCGACCATGCCCGTGCTCGCCTCTGACAACTATGCGGAAGTGAAGCTTCCGGATCTTAAAGAGTTCAACCCAGACGACATTAAGCTCGACGCCACGATAGTTGCCGTAGGGAAGCGGCGCACAGGCAAGTCGTGGGTCTTTAGGAATCTAATGTACCTGATGCAGGACAAAATTAGCGCCGGAATTGTTATAAGTCAAACCGATGAACTGAACAAGTTCTGGAGACAGTACATCCCTGAAAAATACATTTTTAAAGAGTACGATCCAGCAATCCTCGACACCGTATTTAGACGACAGAAGCGCATACTAAACAACAAGAACCTCACAGACAAGGAGAAAGAGAAGAAGGCGCCGTTCTTCGTGCTGCTGGACGACGTGATCAGCGACTCCCAAATTCGTTGGGACAGGAACATCATGGAGCTGTTTGTAGCTGGTCGGCACTACAAGCTATTCGTGCTCATTACGACTCAATATGCCAAAGCGATCACACCCACACTGCGCGGCAACACGGACTACTGCTTCATCATGAAGTGTATTCAAAACAGACAGCGTGAGGCTCTGTACGAGGACTTTGCAGACTTCTTGACCAAAGACGCGTTCTGTCAGATCCTGGACGCGTACACGGAAGACAACGAGGTGCTTGTAGTGGACACGTGCCCAGAGCACACAGTTGACCCACTCGAGATGCTCTACTGGTGGAAGGCGCAGGACCCCGGCAAGTTCAAGATGGGGAGTACGGATTACTGGCAGTCGGCGATGAACGACAACGACGTGCCCCCAAGCACGGGGTCGGAGTCACGAGGTCAGCTCCTCGCTGTGAAAGATCTATTCCCCGCACCGTGGAATACGATGCTCTAATTTCCAAAGCCATCGTGATGGCAACGTCACGCGCAATTCAGATCTCAGTGTCACAGATCGTGTATGGCATCATCTGCGGCGCTGCAATTGAGGCAGTCCTTCCCTCACCGACCGACGGCGCTTCGATCCAACAGCAGGTGTTTGAGACTCTTGTTCAAACTGCTTTGAATGGTGTGGCTGTCGCTCTGCTACCAGCTTCTCTGCGGATCGACGACCCAACGTTCGGAATACCGTTTTCAATTGGGTTGGCTGAATCCCAGCCAGAACTGGCGGCACGTATTCGCTCGCTAGCCGCTGTAGCAAAAGCGCAGGTTGCTCGAGGTGTACAGCAAACGGTGCCACATATTCCAGCGGTTTAACTTCCCAATCAATCGCGCCGACCATGTTACTCCACATGTCGTCGAGCTGCCTTAGCTTCTGCTTACTCTTGATTAGAGGGAAGAACATGCAGAACTGATGACACTCCAGCTTCTGAAAGAGTCTACAGAAAACATAGTTGTAGTTAAGGAAGTTCTTGCGTCCCTTCACGCGGTAGCAGTTAAAAGGCTCTTGCAAATCGAGAAACAACTGGTCGAGCATCTGGATGAGTAGACTCCCAGGGATCGGTGGCGCAATGCGTGTGACCCGAAAGATGATCTGCAGCCACTTCTCAATGTACAACTGCAGGTTTAGAGATCGGAGCACTGAGCGGACAGTGTCCTTGTCGATAACGGCATGCGTGCCGTCGCACAGCTTCTCCGCAATTCGAAGCATCTCATGATAAGGAATCTGGCTCTCCATAAGGAGTAGTTGCGAGACGCGTTCGTGCCAGTGGTGAATGCGTTTGTAATTGCTCGTTTTACGAGGGCAATCTCGACCGTACATAGTCTCGTAAAACACACAACCTGGTTGTACCACGCCGCAGCGATTACAAACGAGGCTGCCGGGGTGAGACGACATGGATCCAGCGTAATCGAGTTCACCTCCACCACAGCTAACACAGCAGCTACCAGGCTCGACAGGTACCGGCCGTTCAGCAGCCAGCAGATGCTCCAGGTCATCAAAAGCGAGATCCAGCAGACGCTGATCATAAACCACAGCGCATCCCATGTCATGTGTCCGCATTGAGTGTCTTGGAAATTTCCAAGACACTGCTGATGGCACAGAAATGGGTGGATGTCTTCGTGACCAAGGGCGAGGACTACTCCTTTGATGACACCTTCTGCTGCACCGTGCAGTCCATAGAGTTTACCCCCAGTGGTAGTGCCTATATCACTGAGAATTCATCAGAGTGGATTTTGCCGACTTGGACATTTGAGTATCAAGGCCCTAAGCGCTCGGCATACAATGACATAAAAGTAGGTGATCTTGTGCGAATTGGCGGCAAACACACAGAAGGATTTACAGACTACTTGACAGTACTTGAAATCAAGCACATTGGTGGTGTATCAAATGGTACAAGCAGCGCTTGTAGTCTAGCTAAGGGATTGAACCCGACTACACTACCCGCCCCTACTACTACTTCTAACGGTGGTGATGCTGCTACAGGGTCCACTGGCTTTGCACACATTGCCTTGCGCCTTAACGCGTCTCTAAATTGCACGGTGCTGCCCCGCTACACAGTCAGATCTGACGCAACGGCGATCTACCATCGTCAGCAGGCTTACATCGCCGCTGGGCAAACAGACGCCACTAAGTTTGCAACTCTTGAGCACAGGCACTTGGCCTACGAATACATGAGCAACCCGCAGAAGGCTTATTCGTCTGAGACAATTCCGAGCGAAGGTTTCTACTACCCGCTCTATAAGGCGAACAACTGGACGGAGGACGCGAACCTCAAAGTGCAGCTCGACCACGGTGTGAAGAGCGTCGACGCTGTGAAGTTGCTCGGCTACTCACTCGTGAACAAGCGCGCAGTGGGTCTGCATCACTCGCATGAGATGCTGCAGGATGACTACCTGATCCTGCGCATCAAGGAGCTCGACAGCAAGAGTCAGGCGGTGATCAGCAACAACGAGTACGCACAGGGCGCCTTTGCGGTCCTGCGAGTCGGCGACTCCTCACACACGAGCAACGGCGGCACGGAGTACTCGGTTTACGAACCTCAAGGCTTAGTGTGCCACACAGTCCCAGCAAACAGCAACATGCGCACTCTGACAATCCAGGCGTATGACCGATTGGGCAACCCAGCGCACTTTGGGCGCTTCCACCTCTGGTTGAAGCTGCAGGTTACTCATGGCTGAATTTCTGAATACATGTGTGAACATGGGCTACGGAGATGGTCCAAGTGCGATGGGGTACTACGATAATGCTGGCCCTGAAAGCAGACCCGCTGACGTTGGAACGGCGCGCGCTATGGATCTAGAGCAGCGCAGGTTCGCTGACCAACAACGCTACGCCGCACCCTACACAGGAAATCAAAATGGACCCACATTTGATCGAGGCGCAACGGGGTTTGCAGGTGTGCCAAGTTACTACAACGAGCAGCCCGCGCTGCCAGTCAAGTACTCGATCCCTACAGAGGAGAAGGAGAACATGATTGCGCGTCAGGCGATTCGGGCTGCGGCTAAAGCGGATAGCGTAGTAGTTCACAGGACAGATCCGATCACGGATGGGGAGGTCCAATACCTCAGAGCCATGCAGGATCAGGCGGAGCTAGCGGACTTTGATCGCTACGTACAGACGCTGATCGACCCGCGCAAACCCGGCGAGATGCGCTGGCTCATGGAGGTCTACCCCGACTTTGTGACGCGTCGGATTGCGCAGGTGCACACAGACTACGAATACGCAGTGCGAAACCAGATGATCGACGCGTATGGTATCAACACATTTGATGATCTACACTTCAAATACCTTGTGGATCAGGGCAAGATCTCCGGACCAATGCTTAAGCACAAGACGCCAAAGGGTCTCGGCTACCACACCGGCTCGCTTGCACCTGGAGCGTTCAATAAGACGCGATATGAGGGTGTGCGTCTACCGTTTGCGTCGGCGCAGACGGGAGCACATGCGGCAAATGATGCAGCCTGGACGATGCGAGATGCTGCACAGCCGCTTGGAGTTGGCCGTGGCATGAGAAACATGGCAACGAACATGTATGCAAACACACCTACAGCTTCTGCCAACGATGATGAGACAGTTGCAAATGGCATAGAAGCGGCAGGTAATACGGCAACTTCGCGCCTTTTTCCACTCGCTGTTAGTGGCAGCAGTGGCAGTGGCAGTGGTGGTGGCAGTGGTGGCAGTGGTGGTACTCTACTGTCGTCCGGAGGTACACCGTAAATCTTCTAAAGCAAGAATTGCATGAGTGACTGGGATTATCGTGACGTGCTCGTGAGCGTCGGTCTCGGCAGACCCGCCGCGCGTGGCTTCGTCGCTGGTGTGGCGACCGCGTCGCTTCTGTACTGCACCGGCACACCCAAGGACGCGTTCGATGAGAACGGCGCTTGCAAGCCCTTCGCTTTGCTGTCTCCTGGGCCGGACAGCACAATGCAGCATTTTCTGGCCATACCTATAACCGTCGCTGTGGCTGTTTACCTCTTCACATGAGTCAGACAGTAGGATCTTTCCTTCGCGAGAAGCTGACTAACATGACGACTTGGATTGAGTCAGAGCTCGGCACTCAATCCGTGGACCTCAAGCAGTACGTCGCCGAACGGACAGATACTGAAATCGCCTACAT